ATCTACCCCCATTAAGACCACCCCCGTACCCCCCTTATATGTGTACGACTACCTAACTATCTATATATACATAGTGATCTGCTCACTATAACCCCTATTTTTTCAATACCCCCCCTATTTTCTAGCATTTTGCTAGCATTTTAGGATTTTATTAAGGTTTTTTGTAGGAAAAGGGGTAGGAATCCTAGTACCCCCCATAATATTTCAATTTTTTTGTTGCTTTTTTTGTGAAGGGGGTGCATTATGTTAATATCTGTAGATATATATACCTAGTATCTACCAAATACCCAGTAAATACTTAGTGAGTGCCTACCATTAGGTACTGAGTAAGTTTTTAAATTTATATGGTTTCTACTTATTAGGTATATACTAAGTTTATGCAAGAATTTATTGATTTAACTTTTAATGTCTGTGTTTATATTTTACAAGTTATTGGGAATGTCACAGGTATGGGTTATAACTTAGCCAATTTGGTTATCTTTGTGGTTATACAGCCAGCGTTAATTTTATTATTTTTCTATTTATGGCGAAGAGCCGTGAAAACTCATGGATAAATCTATTTTAAGCCAAGTTAAGAACTTATCTGGCGATCAACAACAAGAATTATTGGCTTTGTTGGAAGAATTAGAAGAAGCTAAGTCTAGAGAAGGTTGCCATGAAAACTTTATGACCTTTGTTGGTGAGATGTGGTCCGCTTTTATTCATGGTCATCATCACGAAATAATGGCTGATGCCTTCGAGAGGGTCGCTAGAGGCGATTTAAAGCGTTTAATTATCAATATGCCACCTCGACACACTAAGAGTGAGTTTGCCTCTTATCTGCTCCCTGCGTGGTTTCTAGGGAAGTATCCAGATAAGAAGATTATTCAAACTGCTCATACTGCAGAATTAGCGGTAGGTTTTGGTCGAAAGGTTAGAAACTTAGTGAACAGTAATGATTTTAAGCAAGTCTTTCCAGATGTTAGCTTGCAATCTGATAGCAAAGCAGCAGGTCGTTGGAACACCAATCAAGGTGGCGATTACTTTGCGATAGGGGTTGGCGGTGCAGTAACTGGTAAAGGTGCTGATCTGCTTATCATTGATGACCCCCATTCGGAACAAGAAGGTGCAAGTGCCGATATAAACGTATTCAATAGAACTTACGAGTGGTATACCTCTGGTCCTAGACAGCGTTTACAACCAAATGGTGCAATCGTAGTCGTGATGACAAGATGGCACAATAAAGATTTAACAGGACAAGTGGTCGATGCTAGCATTAAACGTGGTGGTGCAGATCAATGGGAAGTCATAGAACTCCCTGCAATTATGCCTTCGGGTAAGCCTTTGTGGGGTGAGTTCTGGAAAATGGATGAGTTAGAAGCTCTACGAGCCGAACTGCCGAATAGCAAATGGATGGCTCAATACCAGCAAGACCCGACTTCTGAAGAAGGTGCATTGGTTAAACGAGACTGGTGGCAGGTTTGGGAAGGTCGAGAACCCCCTCAATGCGAGTTTGTTATCCAATCATGGGATACAGCTTTTATGAAAAACCAACGTGCTGACTTTTCTGCTTGTACCACATGGGGAGTATTCTACAAAGAAGATGATGAGGGTATGGTCGTACCCAATGTAATACTGCTAGATGCCTATCAAGAACGTCTAGAGTTTCCAGATTTAAAAAAAATGGCGATGGAAAAATACAAAGCCTATTCTCCTGATGCTTTTATCGTTGAAGCAAAAGCTGCAGGTATGCCTTTAATCTTTGAGTTAAGAGCTATGGGTATTCCTGTACAAGAGTATACGCCCAGCCGAGGCAACGATAAGATATCTAGAGTAAATGCAGTATCCGACCTGTTTGCTTCTGGTATCGTTCATGCTCCTGAAACTCGCTGGGCAGAAGAAGTTGTTGAACAGTTTGCAGGCTTTCCTAATATGGAACACGATGATTTAGTTGATAGCACTACGCAAGCTCTGTTAAGATTTAGACAAGGTGGTTTTATTCCGTTGCACTCAGATGAAGAAGATGAGCCTTTGGAACATAACCGAACCGCAAATTATTACTAATATATTATGGCAATAGAACGCAGACCAGCTACTCCAGTAGACGGACTTATAGAACAAGATACCGAAGAAGATATTCAAATCTCCATTGAAAATCCTGACTCGGTGGCAATAGCTACCGATGACGGAGGTATGATTATAGATTTTGATCCTGATGCTATGCCTATTGGCGATGCAGGTTTTAATTCTAATCTAGCTGACTTCATGGATGAAGATAAACTAAGAGAGTTAGGTAATGACTTAATTAGCTCATTCAATGGCGATAAAGAGTCTCGCTCTGAATGGGAAGAGACTTATACCAAAGGCTTAGATCAACTTGGTTTAAAGATTGAAGAACGTACAACACCTTGGGCGGGAGCGTGTGGTGTTTTTCATCCCATGCTTAGTGAAGCCGTAATACGATTTCAGTCACAAGCAATTACTGAAATCTTTCCTGCTCAAGGTCCAGTTAAAACTAAAATAGTTGGCAAAATAACTAGCGACAAAGAAAAACAATCGCAACGAGTAGAAGATTACTTAAATTATTTATTAACACACGAAATGTCTGAGTATCGTACTGAGACAGAAAAAATGTTGTTTTCTTTACCTTTGGCAGGTTCTGCCTTTCGTAAAGTTTACTTTGACCCAAGCCTAGACAGACCTAGTTCTATTTTTGTACCAGCTGAAGATGTCGTGGTTAATTATGGTGCTAGTGACTTAGAGACTTGTCAAAGAGCTACTCATGTCATGCGTAAATCATCTAACGAAGTTAGAAAGATGCAAGTCAATGGCTTCTACAAAGACATAGAATTACCTGAGCCTGCACAAAATATTTCTGACATTACGAAGAAATACAATGATATTACAGGCGAACAAGATACTTACAACTACGATAGCAGTCATACAATTTTAGAAATGCAAGTAGATTTAGACCTAGAAGGTTTTGAAGATACTGATGAAAAAGGACAAAAAACAGGTATTGCCATACCTTATGTGGTCACAATAGATCATCCTAGCGGTAACATTTTAAGTATTCGTAGAAACTATTACGAAGATGACCCTAAAAAAATTAGACGTATGCACTTTGTGCATTATCAATATTTACCTGGTTTAGGTTTTTATGGATTTGGTTTGATACATATGGTTGGTGGTTTGGCTAAATCTGCCACTTCCATTCTTAGACAATTGGTTGATTCAGGAACTCTCTCCAATCTTCCTGGCGGCTTGAAGGCAAGAGGTTTACGCATTAAAGGCGATGATACACCCATCATGCCTGGTGAGTTTCGAGATGTTGATGTACCTGGTGGTGCTATAAGAGACAACATAACTTTTTTACCTTACAAAGAGCCGTCAGGAACTTTGTATCAACTATTACAAAACATAGTTGAAGAAGGCAGACGTTTTGCCAGTATTTCGGATATGAAGATATCTGACATGAATAATCAAGCTCCTGTTGGTACAACCTTAGCTTTGTTAGAAAGAAATCAAAAAGTTATGTCAGCAGTACAAGCAAGACTTCATGCTGCCATGAAAAAAGAATTAAATATTTTAGTTGGCATTGTTAAAGACTTTACTGATCCTAGTTATCCTTATGAAACAGACGAAGAAGAATTTATCAAAAGAGAAGATTTTGATGAACGAGTAGATGTCATACCTGTTTCTGATCCAAATGCTGCTACGATGGCACAAAGAATTATGCAATATCAAGCTGCTATGCAATTAGCACAAGCATCACCTGATATGTACAACTTGCCTGAACTACACAGACAAATGCTAGAAGTCTTAGGTATTGATAATGTGGATGAAATTATTCCAGATAATGAAGATATCAAACCAGTTGATCCAGTGACAGCAGTCCAAAACTTAATTAATGGCACTCCTGTTAAAGCCTTTGTACAACAAGACCACGAAGCACATATAGAAACTATAGCAGCAGCTCAAGAAAATCCAGAGATTGCAGCTACCTTACAACAAAGTCCAAATGC